GGAAAAACAAAATGACAATCAATCATCTGCTTGATGAAGTAGAAACAAATGCTGAGAGACACCAAAGGTTTTATTTGGGTATCAGTGGTATCGGCAATCCGAATCAAAGGCTCCTTTGGATGCGATACCGCTGGCTCATGCCCGATGACTGGGAGCCAAGAGTCCTTAGACTACTAGACCTAGGTAATGTAATTGAAGATCATCTGATCGAAAAGCTACGTAAGATACCAAACGCAATCATCTATGACGTACAAAAGAATGGTAAGCAATATAAAACAGAAGCTCTTGGTGGTCATGTTAAAGGACACATAGACGGTATGGCTGAGAATTTACCAGGCTTAGAAGAGAATACCAAATACTTATTAGAGTTCAAGACAGCTAACGACAGTCGCTTTAAGAACCTAGAAAAGCTAGGTAGCTATTGCAACTGGTCAGAAGAGTATGACGCACAGATCCATTTGTATATGGGACTGTTTAAAATAGATCACTGCATAGCTATTGTTTATAACAAGAACAACTCAGCTCTATATACAGAGATCGTTGACTTTGATTACCTAAAGTTTGAGATGTTAATGGAGAAAGCTGAACACATACTGCTAACCAATACACCACCAGACAACTACATACCCGAGACTGACTACAGAATCCGTAGCTTTATGTCTGCTAAAGAGAGGGCCGCATACCTTGGCAGATCTTTACCAGATAAAATCCACTGTAGATCATGTCGCTTTGCTAGTGTTGATGTAAAGAAGGGGGACGCACATTGGCATTGTTTACAACATGATAAGAAGATAGACGAGGAGAGACAGACTAAGGGATGCCCAAGGCATAACTATATACCAGAGTTAATACCAGCAACTGTTATCGAAGTAGATGATAACTTTGTTATCTATGAGAGAGATGAGTTTAGATTTATTAATGTAGCTGAAAAGAAGCAATCAAAAGAAGACAACCTTTACTCTAGTGAGGAGCTGATAGAAGTAATCAACAGTGGCTTTCCAAAAGAATTACTAGAGCAGTGTGCTTCTGCCAAGAGATTGATGAACGGTACGATCAAAAGTATCAGACCTTGGGTTGAGACAGGTACGCCCTTCTAAGCTTTAGCTTTCTTTATTACTAGAATCTCTACGCCAGGATACAGGGCTTCAACAAGTTTCTTTTTTAATCTAAACATGGGTGTCTCTATGCCCTTAGTATCTTCTATGATCTCATCGCCATTGATGTTCTTATATTTAAAGTCAGCCTTGTAAAGACATACCTTCTTCTCATTAACAAAGCATGGGAAGGGTGGGTGTATCTCTATGTCAGATATTAATCCTTGATCTTCTAGTTCTTTAAGATGATTGTATCTAGCTGCCTCAAGTTTACTATCAAAGGTATAGCCATCGAGTCTTACTTTCTTTGCTCCGTATTTGTTGTACAAGTTATTGTCCTGTAAGTTTCTTTTCTTCTTCTTCTCTTAGTAGCTGAGATGCTCTTGATCTTTCTATATCTAATGGATTAATAAATCTACCTGTAAGGTCTTGTCTTAATCTTTGTTCAGCAACAGGAAATGCTGATGGATTAACTTGTGTACCTTTCATACGTGCCTCTCTTACTAAACCTTGGTCTACTGTTATAGGTTTAAATATTCCTCTCATAACTGTCTCGTAGTTAGCAACCTTAGCTTCTTTTAATTGTTGTTTAATCTGTTGTTCTGATAGTCCTAAAGTTCTAGCGTCTTCTATTGCTGTATACAAATCTCTTAATGCTTTAAATCTATTTTCATTTTGATTCATATATCCTTGTAATAATTCTTCTGCTTGCTTTGGATCATTGCTTCTAAGCAATCTATTGAAAGTATTAGTAGCATCTCTTATAGCATCATTAGCTTCAAAGCCTCTATATTTTAAAGACCTATCAATCTGTGGCTTGACTACTTTTAATCCACTGAATGCTTGTACCAATGTCTCTTCTACATCTATAACATTACCCATTCTATCTAGGATTTTATCTTCGCCTTTTTTATTGGTGCTACCAAAAACTGCACGGGGAAAGTTTTTATCTACAAACTCTGGTGGAGATACTCCAAACACGCCTTTGTCAGCACCTAAGTTTGGTTGTATTCTGTAAGGACTAAGAGTTGGTATGGCTGTATCTGCAAAGTGATACATACCTTTAGCTATTTTATCTCCAGTGCTATCTGAAGATCCCCATATCTTTTTACCTGTAGATGTTTCACCTCTTATAGAATCATTAATAGCTTGTAAAGAAAAAGCTGGTTCTACAAATGGTTGGAACAATTCACCAACAGCACCAACAGTGCCATCAAATAATATTTTTTGTAATGTTTCTTCATCTCTTTCTCCATTAGCTACCTCTTGCATAACTCTTGTCACAGGTCTTTTAAGATAGTCGTATGGGTTCATGTAACTAAAGTTTATAAACTGTGTAGGATTACCATTCTTATCAGATGCTATAGGTATTAATGACGCTGTTCTATCCCAAGGTGCAGCAAATGATCTTTTATATGAATCTACTTTTTCTTTATCTACTCCTGTTAGTGCTGATCCAAGAGCTACTAAGCCAGAAGGTAGTGCACTGGTAGTAGTAACAGCTCCAGTCAATCTTCTCATGCCTATTTTTTGTATCTCTTTGTTATCACTAGCTAATTCTTTTATAGCTCTTGATACAGCATTGCTTGTATTTCTCATGATCTCAGCAGGGAAAGCAACGAAGTTACCAAAAGGAGATCTTCTTATTACTTCACCAACTATAGGAACTACTCTCTTATAGTTCTGTATAGTGTTAGCAGCTATCTCTCCTGCCTCACCTCTTACAAACATTTCCAATCCTTCATCGCCATACTTACTAATAATTTCAGATGGCCTTATCATGGCACCACCTGTTCCTGCTTTTATATCATCAGCAAACTTTATAATATTTTTAGAAGCTTCTACTGGCACCAAAGAATCAGACTCTTTAATTAAAGATTGCATAAGTCTTTCTTTTTCATTTAAGTATCCGAACACACGACCAGCATCATCAGTCATACCGTATGCTTTCTCAAATACTTTTATACTACTAGCATCTTTAGCTTTACCTATTTGTGCTGCTAATTTAAACTCATCACTAGCTAGTCTTGCTATCTCTCTTATCTCACCAAGTTGAGCACCACCCTTTTGCATTATGCCTTCTTCTATAAGCTCTTTGATCTTGTCAGCTTTTAATATTCTTTTCTTTGGATCAAACAATCCAGCAAAACTTGTTGATACTGCATCAGTAAACCTGCCAGTAGTACCAACATTACCATTAAGTAAAGAAAAGAAAGGAATACTAGTAAAGTTTCTTACCTGTGCACCAGGAGAGAGAACTGTTTTACCATACTGTGATGCTGCTTTAATACCTAAGAATCCTGTGTATGTTCTTCCAAGGATAGGCCAATTAGATTTTTGATCAGTAACCGCATCCATTAAAGCATTGTGAACATCTGCTCTTGCATAAGATCCCGAAAGTGCACCAGCGTCATCATCAAACTGTTTAAATATAATTTGTTCTCTTGGGTTTGTAGGATTGGGTTGAGTTATTTCTTTTGCAAATGATCCATCTTGAGACATGCCAAACTCTTTTGGTTTGAGAAACTTAACTCCACCTGTCTTGTCGGCAACATCATCTAATTGTTTTAAATTATTAAACATTTCTGTTTTAGCTATTAAACTAGAAAGTTTTTGTGATGTAACACTAGCGGTAAGCTTGGTATTATTTAAAGCAGACTTCCAATCTCCTTGTAAGTAACCAGCTGATTCACCTAATGCTCTTCTTGTTTCTGGTAAATTATTTAATGTTCTACCTTTTAATATACCTTTGTCTGCATTTAATCCTTGTAAGATCATTTGATCTGTTTCAAAAGTAAAAGCATTTTTATTCTTAGGCCCAGGATTTAATAAGCTAGAGAACTCTCTGTATGCTTGTTCTTGATTAATACCAAATGTATCTTGTATTTCTTTTATAGCTTTTTTTTGAAACTCTGGATTTATAGTGTAAGTATTATCAACCATAGCTTTGTAAGCTCTAGTTCCATATAAGCCTGCGTTTTGTGCTATAGCTTCTCTAAGTTCTTTTGGTATAAATAAATGCATGAAACCATCTGCACCTTCGTCACTATAATTTAAAACATTTTGAGAGTAGGTATCAAACACATCTCTATTGTTCTTTAATAGTGTAGATATTTCTAACCCTTTTCCAAGCCCCATAGAGTTATAGTTAATATATCTATTTTCTAAATCTTTAATATTTTGTTCAGCTTGTTTCTGTAACTTTCTTGCTTCTTTAATTTTGTCTGCTGCTTTCATGTTAGGAGATTGAAAGTCAACTCTTATTCTAGGAAACATAAAGTCTTCTATGTTTCTTGATAAAGCTAGAGCGTTGGTTTGGTTTATTGTTCCTTGATCCATAGCCTTTTGTGTTGTATTAATCACAGTATCAAAGGTAGCATCAACTGATTCTTGAGCTGCTTTAACTTGAAATGTTTTAGTAGCCATAGCTTGAGCTGTAAGATTGTCTGGTCTTTCTCCAGCAAAAGTAAAATATTTTTTAATTGTATTAGCCATGTCTGTATTAGAATCAAAGGCTGTTTTTTGTAACTCTCCTTTTCCTCTATTTGGATTGAGAGCTTTAACTGCAAAAGAAGCTGCAGGTGCTAGGGTATCTACTGCTGTACCGCCTACGGTTAATGCAAGTTTACCTGCTAGTGGTAGTCCTAATATAAATGCAGCACCTTCTCCTGCTACTTCTAGTCTATCTGTTAGCCTAGCTTTGGCTGCCTCTGCACCACTGAGTCTAGCTAATCTATCTTGATCTGATTCGCTTTTAGTTATGAATGTATCAGCAAGAGTCTTTACATCGTCTGTAGCTACAGCTCCATCTACAAGTCCACCAGCTATCGCTGATTTAATCTTACCCATCTTGCCGTATCTTGATAAGACTCCTGCTACTCCAAAGCCAGGTAACCCAAACTGAACCATGTATCTTGTTACTTCACCCGCTGTAGTTTCAGCTTCGCCTGGATCAATGCCTTGATAGTATTCTGTAACGTCTTTAGTTAGATCAGTGTCAGCAAAAAGATCAACACTTGAAGTTACTGTAGTAGCTAGACCTTCTCCAATCTTTTGTAAACCTCTAACAGCTTGACGACCAACATCACCCAAGACACTAGCTTCACCCTTCCTGCTTAGTTCGTAACGTCTTTTAGCTTCAGCTATAGTTTTTGGTTTTTTATCAGGTATGTAAGAAGAAGAACCATCAGCAAAGGTAATGGTAGGCATTATTTTATTTCTAATGTAAAGTCAGAATTACCAACAATGCTTACACCTTTACCAAGTAAAGATGTTATATCAGAAGGCCCTATAGGTACACCTTGGTATGTAAGTTGATAGTTTCCTTTAGCTACTTGATCTAATGGTATATTTTGTTTTAATGAAGCCGTGCTTATTAGTTGATCATAGTAACCTTGACCTAATTCTGGTTTTGTATCTGCTAATAACACACCAGCTTTAGCTGATTCAGATTCTAAATACTTATCATAAAGATCTGGATTAGCTTGTAAGAACTTAAGCATCTTAGCGTCAGCAGGTAGCATGTCAGCTTGTCTTGTCTCTTCTCCTAGGTATCCCTCACCAAATGCAACGGCTGAGTTAATAGGTACATATCCTTCTACTGGCTTCATCATGTTTAAGAAACCTGCCATCATTTTTTTAGCAAAGTCAGGATCTCTTTGTACCTTGTCAGAGTATGCACCAGGTAATGACTTTAAGTAGTCCATAAACTTAGGCTTAGTAGTAAAGTTACCTTGATCATCTAACGGAATGCCTCTGTCATTAACTATTCTTGCCTTCATGATCTCTGCCCATGCAGTAGGATCTCTGTCAGGAATAACTGCATCTGTGTCTTGGTTAAAGATGTCATCATCTGTAATGGTTACATCTTTTACAACAGGTCTATCTTCTTCAGAGCCATCAGCATCAGATAAATCTATAAAGGGAGCAGCAATTAATGCACCAGCTATTGTAGATCTACCAGGGTTTCTTGTAATAATATTATTACGCAAAGTGTTTCCTGTTGTCATAGGAGTTTCTGGAACTCCTCCACCTGTTTTAGGAGTACCGCCTGTAGCTGCATTATTTGATTTAGGAGGCCCTACTGGGTTTTGTCTTTGATTAAACTCATCTGTATCTGCTTTTCTTCTAGCATCTGCATTAGCTTTAGCTTTAGCATCTATATCAGCTTGTCTTTGTTTTGCTGCTTTCTTATTTGCTGCTTGTCTTTTTCTTTCTGTCGCTGCTTTTTTTTGTGCTGGAGTTTGTTTGGGTTTAGCTTGAGCTACCTTTTCATTAATCTTTGTACCACTAGACTTAGGTTTGTCTGGAGTTTTAGTTTTAGGTTGAGATCTTTTATCTGGTGTGCCATCTTTTTTTAGTTTAATTTTTTCTTTAGTTTTATCTAAGAAAGTTTTACCACCTTTTTTTACAGCACCACCTTTCGCAAATCTAGCTATGCCTCCATCTTTTCTGTTAAGAATTTCATCATCGACTGTTCCAAATACATTAGGCATAGAAGGTAAAGATTCTTTTATTACCTCAGCCATTGCTTCTCTTCCTTCAGGATCTTTTGCAATATCATAAAACTCTGGAACCATTTTAGCTATTTCAACATAGTCACCTATGCCGCCTTTCTTAACCAAAGAAGGATCTTCTTTAATTTGATCTCTAGCTTCATAGCTATAAAGTTCAGCAGGCCCAATTCTTGATATTGTTCTTTCGTTTGTAGTTGCCATGTCAGCCAATTCATTTCTTAACGCTAGTTGTCCTGTTGCACCTAAAGCTGTTGCTCTTGTACCTCCAAGAACTAAACCGTTAGCAGCAGCCATATTATCTATTGGATTGGTAGTAAATAAATCTTTTGCTTTTGTACCCATTGATCGTTGAGCATCTTTCATGACCTCAACTTTTTTCATTTTATTTTTAAGTTTATTTCCTTTAACACCTAACTTAATAAGTTTAGCTGCTATTGCTGCTGGAGGAAAAATCATTAGACCTGCTATCGCATAATCAACAGGATCGGTTGGATCAAATACAAGATCAGTAAAGTCTCTAAGGTTTGCACCTGATCCTTCAGCAGTTCTTTGAAGATTCATAAATCTTTTATCAGCATCGCCACCATCAGCAAATCCTTGAACTCCTCTGCCCTTAAGAATATCTTTTTGAGTTACTTTGCCATCACCTGTTAGATCAGGAAAGCCACCGTCTTTTAAATTAGAAATGCCACCATCAGCAAATTTTTTACTGTATCTAAGTCCGCCACCATTTGTTTCTGGATTTATATAAAAACTTAATCCATCATCATCACCATAAATAAATTCATCACCTCTTTTACTTATTGGTCTTCCTGTCATTCCTAAAGCTCTATTTATTAAAGCTTCTTCTGATTCTTCTTTATCTCTTGGTATTCTAATTCCTAATCTTTTTTCTATTTCTGAAAGACCTCTGTCTTTTAACATTTGTTTAAGAACTTCCTCTTCATTTCTTTGAGGCATTGGAGTCATACCTGACATTATTCCTTCGTTCATGAAAGAACCTTAGAGTAGTCAACAGCATAGTAACCATCTTTAACTACTACTGCATTTGGTTTAACTTCTAATACTTCTTGAGCTAAAACACCTTCTGTTGGCTCTGCGTCTATTCCAAGCTCTTTAGCTTTGTCATTCCAATCCCATGTATACCAACCAATATTAGGCTCAACATCTGTTACTTTGGTAATGTTGGTTTTTAACTCTGAGTCAGAAAACATACCAACTAAAGTACCTATAGTACCTGCGGCACCTGCTGCTTTAGAGAAGGTGCTTGGCTCTTGATAAGTACCACGTTGATAAGCACTTGTACCAGTACCACCAGAGATTCCTCCCATTGGTGATCCAGCAAGTAATGCTTGACCAGTTTGTAATCTTTGTAATGGCTCGTTCGCAAGTTGCTGTGCT